TTTGGGTAAATCGGACCAATGTAGTGATCATCATCCGTCATAACTGCCATATCCGCCTTCTTTCCAATCGTTGTTTCAGTACCCATAAAAGGATGCCAATGCTTATCTGTTTTCTCTTTGAACCGTGCCACTAAATCATTGTTCATCAGCAACAGGTTCTTCCATCAACATCTGAATTGTTGTGCGCAGTTTGTCGATGTAATCAGCGCACTCATGCAAAGCCCACGCTGCTATCTGATCACTCCCCTTCCCCAACGCAAACTCATTTGCTAAAGCCCTCAACAAAATAGGGTCATTTGTCATTTCATACCTGCCGTGTATAGAGCTACTCTTAACAATTCACTCACCGTTGTGCCTTTTGCTTTAGCAATCTGCCGAATGGCAGCAGCCTGTCGTTGGGTTACCCTGACGTTCAACAACTCTGTACCGTTGCTTTTTTTCTCAGGGTCGATAGTGCGTTCTTGTGCCATCACGCCACCTTCTTTCTATTTCTACGACTACTAAAAGCACCCAAAAACCATTCATCACCCCACACAGAATAAGGGTGCAAACCAATCCTGCAAGCGTACTCATCAGCCTTACGCCAATGAATCTGCCTACCTTGTCGCCAATGCAACACAGTCATTCGACCCACCCCCAACCTGTCTGCCACAACATGATCAGGAACACCCTCAAACTGCTTCAGTAAAGGCAACCCTGAAATATAGATACCGGGTTGAACCTGCTTCATTGCAACGCCTCTTTCAACTCTGTCAAAGCCTTAATGACCAACGATGCTTCACGGGTTGTTAGATCCTCTACAGCGTTGATATCCCTGCCCAACAAGTTAGAAGCCATATCACCCACAGATTCAAGTTTGCATTCACGCACCAATTTGGCAACAAAGTTCTTTTGCGCTGTCGATATACCCCCACCTGTGACCTTCTCCCCAATGGGGATCACGTTTGTTTCAGGTTTGGGTTTTTCAGGTGCTACACGCTGCTGAGGAACGTGAGTGGTTGGGTGATCCTCACGATCATTCTGCCTGTTGCGTACCTCATTAGAAGTAGCAATGCTGTTACGCACCCCCACGCCCATCATCCCCAAACAACGGCCCAATGAAGAGGTTTCGCAGTTCATCATCTCACTATTTTTAGTGAACGTCGTCTGCCCCGGAAACGGTTCCCATGCTGTAGCTACAGAAGGCAACGGGTCATCAGGTGTACGCCACGCTCTAGTGGTCACCTCAATAAAAGTACGGTCATTGATCGTCACAACCTTTGGGGGATCACATTGGATGCGTAAACCTTCCCCCCATTTCTCCAACGCCAACTTCAACCGTTCTGCCACATCGACATAGTTACTCATATCAAACGCCATGATTTATTTCCCCTTTCCTAAACGCATCACCCTGATTGGTGAACCCGTCTTTAGATACTTGCTGTACAGATCAGGATGCTCTTCTTCAAAACGTGCCTGATCAAACGACGTTCTGCCCTTCTGCTGCTTCCACGATAAAACCGTGAAGCCATCTGCCACCACCGATTCTGCATCCAACATCCGTTGGGCAATCATGTCCTTAGCAAACTTTTCTGCCTTCTCAGCATCCATCCGCATCTTGCGTGAAGTCTCATAATCGGTAATCCAATTAACAAGTTCCTCATCTGCTTCAATTGTTGCCCCGGCAACAGGTGAATACAAGGCTTGAATCTGCTCAGCTGTAAGCCACTCTTTATACTCATCAGGCATCACACCTTGATCAAGTAATTCACCCAATTCCTCTGAGGCATAGTTGAGTTGATCAACTAAATCACGTTTTATGGGCATATCAACTAGCACTAGGCGTTGGCGTTTATCAAACACCACAAACGATACTGAGAACCCTGTACACCAATGTTGAACGTGACCTTGCATAATCCATGATGCAGGCAGATCCTCAGCAGAATCAATGGCATAGGCACTTGTTACTTTTGCTTCAACAATGTGTGCGTCGTGTAGGTTCACAAAATCTAAAGTAGCGATCCATCGACCTTTCAAATACATTTCATCAGGTGTGATCAGTTGCATACCTAATTGTTGTGAAGCGTATTCACCCAACGCAGGTTCAAAAATGATGCCTTTGATCATTGCTGCTGTTGGTGGTTTCACTACAGGTGGAGACAGTTTTTCTACTGCTAGATCCGCCCGGCTTGTGTATTCACTTACTCCCATCAGCGCACCTGCTTCTGATGCGCCAAAGATAACTTTACCGTTGTGGTCACGATGCCTAAGTTCTAGCCATTCTTGTGACCCGTGTTTAGGTTTGGGTATTGCTGTCATTATGTTCCCTTCATTAGTTGTTGTTTGTTATTAGATCATGGGGGTGTTACAGGTTTCTTTCTGTCTTTCAGGTACTGCGTGTTAGCGGTCTTGCATGGTTGGCAAGGTGTTTCTTTGTTACGCAGATGGCGACGGTATGCAGCAAACGTGCCACATTCAGAACTAATTTTTCGACCCATAGTTACTCCTATTTTTTTGTGTTGTGCCATCTAGCGTGGCGCATTGCTTCTACTTGCGTGAAGGCTTTGCCTGCGTAAGTAACACGTTCGCCACAGGTGCAAACGATTGTGTAGTCACCTGCACCATCCCAAGTCTCAATGGCAGGTGCGATGATTTGTACTGAATGAGTATTAGTTGTTGTTGTCATACCCCAAGTATATACACAAACTCACAGGGAACACAAATCATAGGGAAAGCCCCATTTTTGGGGGTTTTGTGGGGGGTGCAAGGTTGGGGGAGAAGGGGGAAAACCCCCAACCCTGCGGAAATGTCCCCGGCGCAGACAGGGAACGACCCAATAAAACTTTACTCCAAAGGTGCGCTAAACGGTTGTAGAAACTGCACACTTTCAACCATCCCTGAAGGCACATACAAAGTGTGATCCGCAAAGCCATCAGGAGAAACCGATTGCACCAACGTCACATGATCCTTCTTACCACCATCAATCTCAGGCACTAACCAACCACAAGACATAATGATGTGCGGTTCCTGATCCTCTTGATCCAACGTATGCCATTGCCCTTCACCTGCGTGAGCATCACGCCAAAACAACACAACAGTTTGATACGGCAAATCAGCCATGACAATAGAAATCTTTTCCACGATAGTGCGCCCACCCATCTCTGATTGCAACTTGCTCATACTTTTTCACGGTAAACACGCATATAACACGCTTGACATAATTTCTTACAGTAAGCCACACCACCGCATTCACATAAACCCGTGTTGCGTTTGCCTTCACGCCTAAGTGCAGATAGCTCTTTTGAGCATTGCCTGCAATGTCTTGTGCCTCTTTGCTTGTGAATGTAAAGATTTGTTCCCGACAATTCGTGACCATGAACGCAATGTGTTTGTTTATTTTTCGACACCACAGTGGAAACCCCTCTAAGAGTATTTTCCTTAGATGTGACTTCTTCAAGATGCGACGGATTGACACACCGTTTGTTTCTACACAAATGGTCAATGACTTTTTTACCATCAATCTTGTGTACCAATAATTCATAAACAACACGATGCGCCCGTAATTGTTTTTTCTGTTCAATGACCCACGCCATGCCGTAACCATCGGCTCGCATAGCCCCGATCCATTCCCAACAATTAGTGCTTTCATTTATTCTTATTCTCTGTTGGTACTTTTCCGGAAGCATAATAATCTTTGCCTCTGTAGTGCGCCCATCCATCGTGTATAGCAACTTGTTCATAAACAAACCTTCCGTCGCCCTCTTCAAAGGTTACTACACTCACGCCTTGCTGCCAATCCTCTGATCGGTATAAAGGTCTCCCATCGAAATCCATTCCACTTTTCGTTGAAGGCACAGCACCATCAGTTCTAGCTAAACAACCCGGTGAAGCAGCCATGATGGTTCTTGCCCCATCCCAATCATCTCTTGTTCGTTCAGCCCATTCACGCCTATGAATATGCCCATAGATCACACTTGTTTTTTCTGCACCCAAATATTTGTGCGCTGTAGAACCACCTGAAGCAACCTTGTCTCCATGAATCACCCTGAGTCGTTGGTTGATCCAAACGTGTGCAGCAGGGTATCCGGGTCGATACTCCACCCCATATTCATCCATCCGTAGCAGGAACGGAACGCTCATCACAGGCCACGCTGTAGGTTTGTTGCCTTGCCTAATCCCAAAAGCAGCAGCAGCGTTATCAAGCAGGTAGTTAGGTATGCGTTCTTCATGGTTGCCTGCAAGCCAAATGATCTCTGCGTTAGGTGCAGCATCACGTACCTGTGCGCAAAGCAAAGTGCCACGATCAATAGATGCTTGCATAGTGCGAGCAAAAGCAGGGGATAAACGGTATTTACCAAACTCAGGTGCATCAAGGTTGTCACCAACCATCACCACGATTGACGGATTGACGGTACGCACCAAATCCAATGCCACTTCTAAAGCCTTCTCACAATGCGTGGGTTGCAGAACGTCTGACGCATCACGGTAGTAACCAATTTGCATATCAGGTAGCACCACGCACCTTGACCAACCGTCATTGACTACAGGTGTGGGTTTGCGTGAAGCAAGTTTGATGGGTGTGCCTTGTTGGATCACAGGCCATTCAGGGCCTGTTTCCCATGCAGGAGAAAATTGGATTGCTGTGAGGTCGTGTACTTCTGCTTCACCTTCATCGTTCTTTGTGAGCGATTGGTAAAGGCTGATGCGTTTGACCTGCCCAATGTCTGCCGGGTCAATCCCTTTACGTTCCAACATCTCAGCGATGCGCCCCAGTTGTTCACGCCTTTTGGAATCGTTTGTTACTGCACGAATATCATCACCCAATGTCACAGGCACACTCTTTTCTGCGATGCTTCCACATCGATTTGTCAGACATTTTGTAACCCCTACGCTTCAAAGCAATCACAATTTTGGATGATTGAATGTTTGGGTCATCAATAGCAAGTAATAGTTCTTTGCGGTCATCGTCATCTAACGCATCTAAAAGATGCCCAACAATGCAACATTTGGGTGGTTCATTGAGTTGTTGTATTTCGTCTAGTAACCCCATTTTTGTTCCCTTCAATTTGTGATCAGAGTTGATCTGTAGCGTGATCTCTAACGTGGTTGTCTATTTTGCCTTCAATACGTTCTAAGGAATTGACCACATACGCATGGTCATCCCTGTTCTCTTTCTTAAATCCTTGCAGGATTGCCACCAAAATGCCACCAACCGCAGCAATGCAGGCAACAATGATTGCCTCACTCATCAGGCTTCTCTGTAAAGAAATAGTCCAACAGGTAGTTCACCCCAATAAGAGAACCAATGAGAACAAGAATGAATATGCCTATGGTCATGGTCACCTACTTTTTAGGGGGTTGTGAAGCAACATAGTCTTTCACAGCCTGTGGAATAACATCACCACAGTAGTAGCGAATATGCCATGCCTCAGCCTGCGCACCTTCACGCACTTCCCAAGAGAACCCAAAACGGTCAGCGTTCTTCAACAACCATTCCAACCCTGATTTCAAGGTTCCACGCCCATCAGGATCAGCTGTGATAGGCAACACCTTTTTACCGACAAGGCAGGCAGCGTCGTAGGCGATACCCCACCCGTGATTAGAACCACCCGGTGAACTAGATGGTGCAACGCCATCAATCAACCACCACGTTTGGTTCTTCCATGTACGGGAAATGTTGCGTGATTGCTTTACCAACTTGTATCGACTTTTAAACATTTTGAGTTGATCCGTGAACGGCCTATAAGCCCCCACATGAGTCAGGTTCAACCCGTCTGCCTTTGCTGCAGCGCACATTGCTCTCCAAGCCTGATCTGCCAACCAATGCGCCTCACCATAAGGTGTCGTTTTGCGTAGTGCATCTTTGGGAAGTTTGCCGTTGGTGCAACCCTTTAGATCCTTTGGCAGTACTACATCTTTAACGGGATATACCTGACCCATCAGGCTTCCTCATTCTTATCTACAAAAGCAAACGCTGCTTTAAGTTCCTCAGCATCAATCTTCCCGTCATCAGCGTAAGCCTTCAACAGGGCTTCAACCACTTTGGCGGTAGCCATGATCCCGGCGATAGCAGCAGCCTTCCAAATAGCCACATCAACAATTGCGCCACCTGCCACAGCACCCAATGCTGATGACCCAAACACACTCACGATACGCAACAGAACACTTTTCATTCTTCATCCTTCCCGATGAGAACACCACCCAAATGAACCAACAAAGCTGTAACAGTCAATATGAACGCCCACTTTTGCACCGATCCACTAAGAGTGAGAAGGGTTATTGCTGAAGCCAAAAGGGTGAAAGATAATGCTGCTAGTTCTTTGGTTAGTTTCATCTGCGTGTTTTCCGATTCTGCGCAGTTGCCCCCAATGATACAAGAGATCCTGTGATGGCAATGAGGGTGCGCCTTTCTTTTACAGGGATTGTTTGGTTGGCAGGGATGTAGGAATCAAACTTGCCTGAATACACATTCACGGTTGCCTCAAAATGTTTCTTCACTTTGTTGTTTGCCTTGTTCAGCATCTGTACCACCTGTTCAATCTGTGCCGGGGTCAGCAGGTCGATCTGTTCCACGATGGCATCTACTTCTTGCGCTGTTGGTTCATCGGTTTTGAGTAGGTCTGCTACTGCTTGTGCAGGTGTTTCAACAACAGTCGTGGTTGTCACGTTTTGTTCAATAGTGGTGGTGGTTGTTGTTAAAACTGTGGTGGTTGTAGTAGGGGCAATCGTGGTTGAAGTCACGTTAGAAGGCTTCACAGGGGTCTCTGTGGTCGTTGTAGTTGGAACGGTTGTGGTGGTGGTTTCAGGAACAGTTGTTGCCAAAACGGTTGTTGTGGTTGAAAGTAGCTGTGTGGTGGTAGTTTCTTCATTGCCCCCAATCGGTTTCGTTGTTGTCCCGGTTGGGGGCTTTATCGTTGTATAAGGTTCAGGCAATGAAGAAGTTGTTGTGGTTGGTACTTCCGTTGTTGTTGTGGTGGTTGTGGATGAGGTCGTGGTCGTTACCTGCTGAACAGCACCACGAGTAAAAGCAGACTTAGGCACAATCTCCCATTCACCGTTGTCAATCTGCCACGCCAACATGAAACACGTTCCGCCACCATTCTCATAAAACCATGCATCCAAAGGTTGTGAACCTGCATCAATCTGAAACTCTGCTTCAACAGCTGAGCAACCCTTGTCGTTCCAATCCCCAAACTCTTCAATACCAATCTTGACGGTTCCGCCATCATCGGCTGCAACCCAAAACCTGATCGTTTCATGTTCCGGAATAGTGATGAAGCCTGTGTAATGCAACATGAACTGATCCCACCCACAATCACCGAACAGGTTTTGTTGGTAGTCCCATGTGTAGTTGATGTTGGGGTATGTGCCTGAACCGCATTCAGGGTATGCGCTATTGGATCGGGTTGGCGGTATTTGATCGACCGTGTAACCCGTGACGTTTAACCCGTATTCAGGTTGAGCGTTGGCAGATGTGGCGAAGGTAAAGAAGATGGCAGGAAGAGGGATCAGCCACCTGAGATTTATGGTTCCTCACCTGATCTTATATATTTATATTTCATTTTTAACCAACCCTTATTGGCAGAACCGTCATATATCTGTTACTGAAATAGCCGATAGTCCCGGCGTTTGAAACTGCATAACGCATCTCTATAGATTGACCTGCAGATTGTGCAGATTTTTTTTGTATTGCTGAAGCAGACGAACCATAAGTATTTCCAAAAGGAAGAATATGTTGTGCGTAAGTGACTGTCCAAGATACATCAGAATCAGAAGTTCCTTTGAAGATAAATCCTGCAAGGTTTCCTGCCGTATTTTCAGCAAGTATTGCCCCACCTTCAACAAGATAATCTCCTGCAAACGGAACAGTTACAGCAGGGCCACCCAAACCAACTGTTGTAGTTGCTGAAGTTGATTGTTGGGTAGTAACAAAAGATTGCAAAAACTGACCGCCAATGAACTCCCATTTATACGCTGATGCTGAAGCAGAACGATATTTGAACTTCCAAACAACACCGTTTGTTGAATCTGCAACATAACTAATTTCTTGCCCATCAAAAGGTGATGCAGGCAAAGAGGTAACTAGATTCGCCGTTGTCATATAACTTATCCATGCAGAACCGTCGTAATACTGTGTCAAGTTTGTATCAAGCAGATACGAAACCATGCCCTCAGTAACAGTCACCCCGGCAGTAGTGAACGCTGATGTTCGTGCAGCAGACGAAGCAAACACCATCACGGTTTGTTGCATCAAATATTCGTTGAGTTCATTAGCGGTCAGGCTTGTGTAATCAACAAACTTCTTAACACCTAAACTCATGACTCCTCAACAACAGGTTCATCTTCTTCCGCAATAACCATCAACTCAGGCAGTTCCGCAATTTCTTTTTCTGTAAGTTCTCGCACAACAGTTTCTCCTGTTTGCGCATCGTGAATAGTAACAATGTGGTTGCTCATGTTATGCCGTTCTATAACCGTAAATATAAACTTTTCCACTCATACTTGTACCACCTGCAAGCAAAATATTTATGCCATCAAAACTTGTTGTGGCATTGTATGTACCACCAACAGCGCCTGTATAAGTCCTGTCCGTGTATTGAGATTTATAAAAAGTGGGCAAGGTAGAAGATTGAGGGTTATTAATGTCCATGATGAATTGTGCAGGACTATTCCCATCAAGACGACCTGTGAACCAATAAGTGTTTACGCCATTATTTTGATAAGTGACCCATCCACCTGCGCTATAAGACTGTTCTGCACCTGCATAAAGATATGAACTTCCGCTGCCAACAGGTGTACCATTTGAACTTAATCTTGCAAGTGTGTTGATAGCACCACCAACGTGCGTATCTACGTTTACGACAATCCGATAATTGCGGTAGGTAGTTGTGAAACAGTTATTGATTTGGGTGTTGATACTTAACGTGTGTTCGCTGATATACACAAGCCCACTATTGGCAAGGAACGTGTTTATATCCGATGCCGGGAGACTCGTATTATCTGTGAACGTCTTAACAGCCATGAATCATCCTTCTACAACAACACATCTGTGCCACCAATAAGCGACACCCCAATAATAAACCAACCCGTAAAACGAGCAGAACCATTCACAACAACTTCCCACGAACCCGGAGTAATCCTGTGTTCAATCGACTGCAACAACATATCCTGCGATACAGCTGAACCTGTTGAAGGAGTACGCACAAACGTGAACCGATCCAACAACTCTAAAGAAAGAACCCTAGGCCAATCATAAGAAGGGTTGCGCTGAGGCTTAACCAAAAACGGTTCAACACTAATCTTCGGGTTCTTATACAGGTTCACTAAACGTGAAGCCAACGCTGTAGAAGTATCAAGGTCAGCAATAATGGTTGAACGTGAATCTCCTGCCTCACCATTAGCAGCCACAGAAGTTGCATCAGTATTTACAATGGAACCACCATTGGAGAATTGGATTTCAATACTATTCCTCAGTTGGTCAGCGTCGTATTGCAACCTGATAGAAGCGTGGTCGTAGTAAACACCTGTGCCTGTATCAACAAAAGACATTTGTGGTACTGCTGATCTTGTTGCCCCAAAGTATTCACGATCAAGCAATGTTAAATACCCTGACCTATCAACATAAAGTTCTCCACCTTCAGAAGTATTAACTATCTGCAGTTCGTTCAAAGTTGTTGAGTTCACCGTCAGATCGTTTACTTGTGCCAATGGTGTCGCAGTAAAACTGCGCAAAGCAACAGGGAACTGTGAATCAGCAAGCGTTCTCGTTGCACGATCAGTTGAAGATTCTTTGATTTGCAAAACCCCATAACCATACAGTTGCGTAACTTCTGCTTGACTAAGAACCCTGTTATAAACAGAAAACTCTTGAAACGTACCGTTAGACAAAGCCTCATAATCAACGGCAGATTTTGTAACAGGTGTTGATGTACTCACGGTTCCTGTTACATCAACACCATCAATATACAATTTTGGTACTAAGCCTGTGCCATCCCATGTGACAACATAATGATGTGTTTCTGTCCCATTACTTGCAACGCTTGCTGTGTATTGAGTGCCGGTTGAAGTAGTTGCATATCTTATTTGTATCGAAGCAGTTGTACTAGACGCACTACAACGAACCCAAACACTTCCACGCAACAAATCCGCCACTAGGGTTGAAGAAGGATTTTTTGCCCAAAAAGAAATGGTATGAGAACTTGCAGTTAAAGGTATCGGATTAGATATTACGGTACTTCTGTAATCGTAAATGCTTGCAGCATTAGTTTTTATTGAAGTTGCCAAAGGTGATACAGAAGAAAACTTTGGGTTGGGTGCGTAGTTGCTTAGCAAAGTGTTGTTGCGAATATCGTTCTTTAATACTGTTGATGCAACCTCATCAGCGCAACGCCAATAATCTGTTGGCGATAACGATTTGGTGTAAATGTATAACGGATCATCAGCAGTTTTTTCTGAAGCCAACAAACCCATTGCATCAAAGCAATCAATTTCTACGGTTGAATCTTTTCCACCTTCTGAATACCCCACAGGCCAACCTGCAATAAACCCTCTATAAACAGGGTAGGTAACCCCGGCGTACTGTCCCACAATTTTTATTTGTCTGCGTGGTTTCAGGTTGCCGTAGTAAGTTCCTGCCGTGTTGAAAGGGTCGAACAAGCGTGTTCTGTTATCTAACGTGACAGTAGCTGAACCCGTAGGGAACTGTTGCAGATCATTCCCACGCCCACGACGAACATTGATATCACGCACATACTGCGTCACCTCAACCCAATTAGGGTTTACTACATACGGCCCGTCAGTAAACGATATGAACACACCCACCACAGGCATATTGGATAAACCAACACCACCACCGTCATAGTCGGTTGATGCGCTGTCATACGTCAGCGAAGCAAGATCATACGTTGCTATCGACATTTAGATGCGGTATCCATAAACCGTAATAGATGTACCTGCTGAAAAAGTTGAACCGATACTTAAAACAAAACCTGTTGCTTGTGTCGTGCTTGCGCAAAACCCATTTGAATAAACCATAGAACCTGCTGTGTTTATGTTTGGTGTAAAACAACCGTATGCTTTATGTTTAGCAAGGTTTGCGTTTTGTATTTCCATGTTTAGGTTGCAGCCGTTTACGTTTGATGCACCCACTTCTTGCCAGTTAGCAGCATTGTTGAAACCAACTGCGCTAGGTGCTGATGGCCCACCGCCTGCGTAGGCAAAATAAATAACTCCGCCATAATAACCAGTTGTAATTCCTGATAATTGAAATGCGATTGGTGTTGCAGCAGCCGTACCACCACCTGTAGCAATTATTTTATACGAATTATAGAGTGAACTGAAACAACCATTAATGGTGACTGATGCTGCACCAACCGTAGGTGTTACGGTTCCTGTAGCCCCAACCGTGCCGTTGGTTGCACTTGTGGGGATCACTTTGACTAGACCCATATAGGCTTCAATCTTCTCTACAGCATCGTTCAAATCTGCGTGTTGAGCAGAATGAGAAGGACTATTCAGAGGAGAGTTAGAAACAGGATCAGTAAAGTTATCTAAAGCACCGGGGAACGTAGAAGCCATTATGCACTCACTTTCAAAGGTAAAGAACCCACACGACGTTGATACGCCTGCAACTCATCAACAATTAACTGACCAATCTTAGAACCATCAGCACCCAAACCTGCATTCACATTAATAGTGATCGACCCACCTAAACCCCCTGCAGGCAACGGAACAATGGCTTCACTCTTCCCTGCTTCACCAACACGCACCATTGTGCCACCCGTACGAGGATTCACAATACCGCCATTAGCCATAGCAGGAACATCAACATTCGCCATAGTGAACTGACCCGTAATATCCTGACCAAACGCTGAAGCCAAATCAGCAACCGTCTTAATAGGTTTCTTCAGATTCTTCAGATTCTTCCACGACAACTTCAACTGATACTTAGCAACAGTTTCCGTGACACCTGCCAACAATGCGTTAGCAAGATCAACCCCATTTTGTTTATATGTAGCTGCTGCCCCTGCCCCAACCATGTCCGCCACAGTTTGAGTAGCAGCAATCAGATTATTAATCTCAGCAACCTTCCCTGCCGGGTCAGCACCCGTCAAGATACCTGTAGCAATCTGATTGCCTGCCTCAGCACCTGCCCCTGCAATCTGATCAAACGCTGCCTGCGACAAACCCAAACCCTTCAGACTCAACAGGTTTGCCCCAAATGCCTGTGCGTCAGAAGCCTGCCCACGCAACACATCCATGAACGTCTGTGGGGCTTTCTGTGCTTTAGCCAAATCTTTAGTGGCATCACTCCACGCCTGTGTAGCGTCAGCAATCTTTTCGACATCACCTGAAGCCTGAGCAGCATTCAACGCTGTCAAGGCATCATTCACTTTTGTTTGTGCCTCAGCAACCTTCTCTGTATTACTGTTAGCGGTTGCCTGTGCGTTCCCCAAACTGATAGTACCCATAACGGCATCAGCAACAGATTTAGCGTACGCATCAAACTCTGATTTGGCTTTCTTAGCGTTCTCCTCAGCAGCCTTCAAAGCAGTATTCAATTTGTCTTTCAAAGCCCCTGCAGCAGACATCACATCAGATTTGAATTGTTTAGCAGCAGCTGCAGCCTTCTCAGTAGCCTGCGCATATTTCTCTTGTTCAGCAGCAACACGCTTCACTTCAGCAGCACGATTATCCAACGCCAACTGTGTCAGCACCCCACTCAAAGCCTTGTACTGTTCAGCACTTGCTTCTCCGGCTTTAGTGTTCTCTTTAGTGATAGTTGTTAAAGCCTGAGTTGAACCTGTTGTCAAATCAAGTTTCTTTTGAAACCGTTCAACCAACATGGTGTTGTCTTTGTATTGGCTGCCATTTTTATCCAACTCAGCGGTTTGTGCTTTCAAAGCATCGATCAACGCTTGCGCTGCCTGAGGCCCTGAGTCCTGCAACAGTTTCTTAAACGATCGATCAATGTCCTCAATGGTTCTGCCTGATTCGCCACCTGCAATGACTACCTGTTTGCCCCAATCAGAAATGATGTTGCCAAACCGCAACACCTCACTTTCCTTCTTAACAAGATCACGGAACGCTTTAACTGCATCCTCAGTAGAAGTTTTTGACAACGCAATGTTCAACGCTTTCAGGCTGTCTGTTGCTTTACCTGACGCATTAGTAACATCATTGATTGCATTGAAAACAATATCTGTAGCAGCAAAAGCAGCAAACGCTATACCAACCCCGGTAGCAGCCTTACCCAAATTGTTCATTGACCTAGTGCCATCATCACCCAATGTGGTGAAACGATCACGAGCCTTAATAGCCTGCCCACCCAACAAACTCAAAGTTGAGATAGCACCCAAAGCAACCGTTCCGTAAGTAGCAAGTTTCCCTGCAGCATTACCTGTAGCACTATTCAGTTTGTCAAAAGCCCCCACAGATTTAGTGACAATGTTTGCGCCCATCTCCACAACAGGAATAAACGCTGTACCAATTTCCTCACCTGCTTCACTCAACGCCACCTTCGTACGAGCAAGTTTGCCTGCATAAGTATCCGCTGCCGTAGCAGCAGCCCCGGCAAACGTCTTGTTCAAACTGCCAATGATCGCATCGAAGTCTTTAGTTTTCTTAGCGTTCGCATCAAGAGGAACCCCAAGCCTTGTTAGAGCAGTCACGTTTCCTGTTGCAGCACGACTCAAAGCCTGTGTAACAGCACCCAAATCACGACCCGTACCGGCACTAATATTTAATGCGGTTTGACGCAAACCCTGTGCCTCAGTGACATCTTTTGTTGCTCTCAGCAAAGTGGCAAACGCAGGTCTCAACTCATCATCAACCACACCCGTAGCCCTAGCGGTTTGATCTATGAGATTTTCTACAGCAGCCACCTGAGCATTGGTTGCCCCTGTGGTTGTTTTCATTTGTTGCGCTAATAGTGCTTGTGCTTTCTGATCGTCAATTGCACCCTGAGCCAACTTGAATAACCCTGCACCCAAAGTTCCTGCAGCAGCTAAACCTGCAGCACCAAACTTCGTCATCCCTGCACCAACCTTGTCAATGCTCTTAGATGCTTTGCCCATCTGCTTTTCAGCAGCGTTAGCAGTTTTATCAAATGCTTTAATTGCTTGATCAGCGTTGGCGGAAATTAGAAACGCTAGACGTTGTGAAACTGTTGCCATTATCCAACCACCTGACTGTAAGTACCTGATTCACCTGTGAGGTAAATGGTTTGCCCAAACTGAGTGCGCAAATGCCTGATGATATTAGTTTGGATTAACGATGTAGCAATCTCTGTTGCCTTAGGAGTAGCACGATCAACACCTCTACTGAAGGTGCGTCGGGCTTTAGTACCGGGATGCCTACGCACACGATAGACAGGCCCAAAACCTTTACGAGCGTTACCCAAAGGTGTAGAACCGCTGAACGTACCTGAAGCACCAAAAGCAATATCTAACCTGCGTTGAGCAATCTTGCGTTTCCGTACATCTGTTGCGCCTCTTGCGCTGATGGTAGGTAACTTTGCGTTGATATCGTGCGCAACTGCACCATGTTCTAACAACCCCCACGGCCCTTTAGCAACCAACAATGCGGTTGGATGGTATTCGCCTTTTACGTTGAACGACACAAGAAGCCTGTTGTTCTGTGGTCGAACCCCGGTGAACTTCCCTGTTTTGGTTTTACGGTTTTTCATGGCAGAGAAATAATCTTTGCCTTTGAGATCCTTGTTGCGTTCTGCCTCAATCACATTCTTCATGTGCATAGCAGCGTTAAACACAGCCTTCTTTTGGGCTTCTTGTGCAGCATTGCCAACACCACGAATCAACGCACCCAAATCATAAGAACTCAATTTGTGGGTGCTAGTCGCCATGTTTATCTACCTTCGTGGATTCGTCGCCAACGCAGGTAGGCATTCATTGTCCAAATCATTCTAGATGATTCTTGCAGAAGAACTGATGGGGCAATACCTGACTCAACGCTAAGCCTTGCAATTAGCCAATGCGCTGAGGACTCTCCAAAGGGACTAGATCAACATCCTCATCATCTGTGTACTTCACAGACTCAACCGTGTTCATCCAATCTTCCCAAGAGAGTTCAGTTTTCTTTTCACGTTTCTGACAAGCCCACGCCAAATACCCTTGATGAGTCATACGGAAATCATCCATAGTCAAAACGATCGGATGGGTTTGGAACTTCTCTTCAAACGCAACAAAGTCAGGGTAAACCGCAATCATGCTCACGGTCTGCCCTGACAAAAAAGTTACTTCAATTTGTTGTCTCACGTTAGATTCCTCGCAGGTAGTGAAATGAAATTATGCGGTTGCTTTAGTGATTGCACCCGTGATTGGCCAAGTTACTGAAGCAGTAAGCAATTCGCCAACAGCACCGGCTACAGGTGTCCAATCTGTGACAATCAAAGAACCCGTGTATTTAGGGTTAGTAGCACCAACGGCAGTACCGTTTGGCAAGATTTCAAATGCCACAGCGGTTGAACCGATGAGAGGGTAGATCGTTTGTTCTACAGCTGATGCTGCAAAGTCTTGCATGAAGTCGATAGTTACAGAGTTATCTTTCAAACCTGAAACCCGTTCCCGTGCGCCTGCACTAGAAAACGAAGTGGTTTCAATAGCGTCTGCAGATGATGAAAGGCTGACGTTAGATACATAACTTGAAAGATCCACACCACCGATTTTTACTACTACTTGTGTTGCGACTAACTTTGGCATTTTTTATTCTCCTGATTCCGACGGATCAATAGTTTTTGTTTTTTGCGCAGAAGATTTCACAGGCTCTAGGTGACCCGTCGCCAACAAGAACTCTACATTCCAAGAGTCATCAACTTCAACGATTGTGCCGGGTGGCAGATCGTGAACATTCAATTCACCAATGATGCGATATTCCATGAGGTTAAGAATACACCCTTACAACGAAATCAACAGATAGGTATTCGGCATCATTTGCAGACACAGATTGGATACCTGTAGCAGACTCCACAATGAGATCATCAACCACGCCACCCAAAGTACGATCTGCTTCTATAGCAGCCCTCACGGATGATGTACCTGAATACGCTGTGTAACCATCAACAGATGATTCTGCTGTGCGCTCTGTCGCCCTAGCCACAATCACGGTAACTGTATATTCTTGTTCTGTCATACCGCCAAAGGTGCGATGGTAAGTGATCGTGTTTAGGTTGCTGTACGCCATAGGCGCATTGAGTTGGTCAGGTTGGTATGCAAAAGAACGCAACCCCGGAATCGTGGCAAGCCTTGTTGCTAACCCTGCTTTTACTTGTGTGATAGTTGCGGTCACGCCATGTTCCTCATCCGTCGATACGGTTCAACAAGTTGCGCCACATCACCATCTAAAGCACGAGTCACACGAATAGCACCCATATCACCAAAGCCTGCGACACCCAAAGGAGAATCAAAGCGTTTAAAGATGCGTTGCGATTGGATGATGCAAGCAGTTTCCACAGCAGCAGGTACGGCAGGCCACCCCCAAACACCCGTCACTTTGACTAGGGCAAGGTCATTGGTTACAGGGCACAGATAGTTCATTGCTGCTCTAATGCGTGTGTACGCCCATGATTGCCCATCAAGAATGCCGTTCAAAGGTTCTAGCTGATAATCGCTGACAGCCCATGTAGTGCTAAAAGTTCCATCTGCCTGAGGATCTGTGGCAAGTGTGATTGCTGATCCTGCAATGTCATCAACATCACAGTAGAGGTCTGTTTGTGGCGCAAAGTATCGTACTGCTGTCCCGGCATTGTAGAAAGCCCTGCTGCAATACCCATCGATCAGACGGGAAGCAGAGTTGATAGATGATTCAATAAGTGCATCATCAACAGAATCTGTGATCCGCAAAGCAGCCTTGACAGATGCAAGCGTGGTATATCCGTTAGTAATCATCTGCTAACTCCAATAATTTAAGGTGCTGAACACGCCCCACACTAATTCCTTTTTTTCGATTGCAAGATAAGCATGAAACTGCAAGGTTTGCGGAATCAGATAAACCCCCTAAATGCACAGGGATTATATGATCAATTTCAACGTCTTTGAAATCAAGCATTGTCTTGCAAATATAACATTCACGATTATCCCTAAGGTATATTTTATATCGTCTAGCGGTTGTTACTGACCTTGTTTCTGAACGATGCTTAAAAGTATGATCCATTGATTTACAAGTTTTAGAACAATACATAGCATCAGCTCTTTTATGAGATAAATCAGAATTACACCTCATGCAGTTTGTGTATAATCTAGGTTGTTTTTTTGAAGTTGCTCTTACTAATGCGTTCTTGTACGTCCAATAGCATTTTCTAGTGCAATTAATTTGCCAAAAAACCTTGCCTACAAATGCTTGACCACAGATACAAATGCGCTCATTAGTAATCGCCATTTTGCCTCAACCATTCAATGAGCAGCCCGTAACCTTCAGAATACCCCAACTCTTGCAGATCCCCATATAGGTTGTTGAACATACGATTGTCGCAATCTCTACCCATAACCCCTGATGGTTGCGCCGGGTTATGCACAATTTCATAGTCGTGAACCCCTGCAAGTTTGGCGCACAACTCCACCACCTGATTGCAGGTCACAGCACCTTCAGCACCAATGTTTACAGGCCTATCGTAAACGCCTTCCAACACAGCAAGAATCTTTGTCACGGCATCAGAGATATACAGGTAGGAACGCAGTTGGTTGCCGTTGCCCCATACCTCTATGCGTTTGGTTTTCATTGCTTGTAATGCTTTGGTGGCTGCAGCAGTAGGGAACTTCATGCGCTGCCCTGCTGATTCTTGCCCTATACCGTAAACGGTATGAAGGATTCCAACACGAACATCTAGAGGGTGACGTTCAGCCAAACGGATCAACATCAGTTTTTCACGCCCATACATCAAATCAGGTGTGCCTGTTTCCAATAACCCTTCATGCAGTTTGGGTGCAAACCCTTCTACCGTCTGCACTTCCGTAGGGTACGCACAAGCAGAAGATGCAACAAAAGAACGCTCAACCTTGTAACGCTCAATAGCCTCTAGAACATTGAAATCAATCCTGCTGTTGTTTATGTATGGGTAGTAGTCCTCTTTGCTGAAGTAACCCACCCCACCCATATCGGCAGCTAGGTGTATAACCCGATCCATTTGGGAGAAGTCAGGTATCTGTTTGGATAAGTCGATGATGGTGCGTGTGTCGCATTCATCCCATATCTGTTTTCTAAAAGCATCGGTTGGGGGTCGTTTGCTGAATACGTGAACGCTATGCCCTTG